CCCAGCCGCTATTTCCGTTTACAGTTCCTTGTTCTACAAAGGTAAACATTCCCGAAGTAACATCTGCGTTAGAGTTTGCATCCAACGCACGGTCTGGGGCCCCAGAAGCCTTAACTACATAGATACCATTTTCAGAACCAGTTGCCTGATTCTTAACAAGAATGCGGTCACCAGTAGCAAGAGTTACTCCATCAAGAGTGTCTCCGTTTTCAAGGCCTGTAGATAAAGTTACTGCCGCAGTTGTAGCCACACGAACTGATGCCTTTACATCAAGTCCTTGTGCAACAGAGTCTACGTAGTTCTTAGTTGCAGCATCTTGTGCGCTTACTGGGTCTGCTACGTTTGTGATTAAGTTGCTGTTCATTGAGAACGAGCTAGTTGGAGCTGTTAAATCTGTGACCTTATTTGTAGTAAGGATTACTGTTCCGCTAGCATCAGGGAGAGTGATTGTGCGATCAGCGGTTGGATCAGTTGCAGTAAGTGTTGTCTCATTAGCATCTGCTGTAGAACCTTCAAATACGATTGAAGAGTCTAAGGAAACTGTACCTGTAAAAATAGGGTTAGCACTTGGTGCTTTGGTGTTTATTTGTGTCTGGATAGAAGAGGTAACGCCGTCTACATAACTAATTTCAGTTGCAGATACATCACCAATTGAAGTTGTAGATGGTAGTACTACAGTACCTGTAAATGTTGGGCCTGCTAAAGGAGCCTTAAGATCAAGTTGACCCTGGATACCTGAGGTAACACCGTCAACGTAGTTAAGCTCTGTGGTAGTAAGTGTTGCACCATCAAGAATGTTAATTTCTGCGGCGTCTGCGGTTACGCCGTTAAGTCCAACAGCTTCCCAAATAGTGCCGTTATATACACGCAGTTCATTTGAGTCAGTGTTGTAATAAACTTGACCTGTTACGGGGCTTGATGGGTCAGTGGCTAAGTTTTGAATACGAGCATTTTGAAGCTCGTTCTTGACTAAGTCAATGGGTGTTAAAAATTTACGTGCCATTTACTATCTCCTTAAGATAGGTATGCTCTTCCGCTAAAGCCAGACCTAAACGTTAGTACTACTGTAGTAGGGCTTGGGTAAGAAATTTCTCCCTCAACAACACTACCACCAGAGTCTACTACAGTAACATTTGGGTGAAAGGTTAAATTGTGAGAAATGGTCCAGGTAGCGGAAGGGGTATTTTGGTAGTAGATAAAGCCTAATTGTTGTACCTCTATGCTAGGGTCTGAAAGTACAATATTAGGAGAATTTATGATGGTGGTGATGTCTGGAATCTCAAGTCCATAGGCCGGGTTCGGCTGCCAAATCGGGGTCAAATTGTCACCTGTTTTTCTGTGAAGACCTTTCCTGTAGCGTACGTTTTAATTTTTCCATCAGACCCAGTCATTTGAATGTCATAATAGGATGTTTTTGGTAGATTAGTTGTAGTAGCTGAAGGAAGCGCGATAATTAGGCCATCTAAAACGCTATTGTTGTTGACAGAGAATTTTGTAATAGTAAAGTCTGCAAGTAGTAGGGGGCCAATCTGCGCATAGCTACCCTGGGTATATAGGCGAACCTGTCCTTTAGGAGTAAAGTTGGTAAGGTCAAATCCAAACTGGTAGCTCATAGAGAAGTCATCTCCAGCGTACATTGATATGTCTCTTGAAAGGACTGGTGTAGGAGGTGTAATATCTCCATAGTCCGGCATAGGTAGATTAACTCTATCTGGTAGAGAATGGTCATCAATCTCTTTTGGTCTATAAACTGGTACATACCTGTTAGTCAAACGACTAATACGACGAAGAGTTGCAACCTCAATTCGGTACATTCCAACACCAAGCATTACGCAAAGTTCCTTATATTGAGCCTTACGTGCTTCTACAATCTGCATTAACTGACGGAAGCGCTCTGATCTAGGTATCTGTACCCCGTCTGGAGACGATATATCAATATCAAATGCGGAGTCTGTAGCTAGGGTATAAAGAGCCATAGTTGAAGCTAGTAGAACTAGTGGGTATTCATCTATCGGAGGGAGCAAAGAAACCTGTGGAACTCTTGCCCCATGTGTATCTGTAGTGGTTTTGGCGTGCTCAAAAAAAGCTGTATTAATATAGTAACTAATCTCTGAGTCAGTAAAATAACGGTAGGCCTGCCCATAGACCTTGATAACTTCATTGTCTGCTGGTATGTAGTTAATAGCAAAACTTAGTACGCCAACACCTTCTTCAATAGTAGTGTTAGCTGAACGGTCCACTGTAGTTGCTGCTCTAACGGCCATTACTGCGGCACCAGTAACCGCAGTGCCAGTGACTGTACTAGTTACGGTAAATTGAGTAGCTGAGCGTGTTGCAATAGTAGCATTTGTAAGGTTAAACGCATTTGTAGAAAGTCCAGCAATAGACACTACCTGTCCTACAGCAAAAGTATTGGCTGAGGTATAAGTAACTGTTGTTCCATTTGCAGAAGCTGCTGTAACTGTAGCCGTAGCAGCAGGCGTTGTTACAGTAACAACAAGTGAGTATCCTTGTACGGGGGCTTGAGTAAGCTGAAAACGAGAAGTAATTCCATCGCCCGTAAATGTGTCAGTAAATGACCTGGCTATGTCGCCAATCTCTGCCCTTAGTCTTTCTGAGAGCTGTTGTACTGAGGCAGTCATTTATCCTCCATAAAGGTTATATGCTAATCATCCATCAAAATACTGGATTAGTCTGGGTAAAAAAGACCCGCTCCGACAGGAGGGCGGTTGTCGGAGCGGGCGACCTAAATAGCGGCATTAAAGCCTATCGTACAAATAACCCTTTTCCTGAAGGTGTGCCGCCACATGCTTCGGTACTTTGTACTTTTTACCGGCTTCAAAATTATAATGGTTGCCGACTCCGATAGTCATCATATTGATGTCTTCTGCAACACGAATTACTGTTGTGTCGTCAGCAAGGGAAACTCCCACGCTTTCAACCTCATCAATAACGGTTGGCTTAGAAAGATCTGTGAGATCTGTGATTTCATTCTGATCTTTAAAGTTCTGCGTTGCAGTTGCCATAGACATTTCATTTGCACGTAGTGCAAGTTCTTCTGCATGCGCCTTTACTTGTTCTTCACGTTGACGTCCTGTAACGTCAGTAACTTTTGCTTTTGCCACGATGTATGTTCTCCTTGTAGGTTTGTTTGTGTTGGGAGGCTGGATTCTTAGGCCCAGCCTCCCCTTACTTAAATTAGTTGGTTTCTGCGATAACTACAGACTGATCTGTGATTAGACCAAGACCGTAGATTGCGTACCAAGCAAGTGCGTGCTCACGACCGAAGTCAAGAATACCGCCATCGCGTAGTTCAACTGGAAGTGAAATTGCGTGACCGAATGCGTTATCTCCAATGAAGATAGCTGAATAGCGGTCTGAACCACCGTTACCTGTCTTTGTTGCTGGAGATGTGTATCCACCACCAGTTGGGTAAACGATTGATCCTGGAGCTACTGCTGTGTCAGTTGTGTATGAAGTACCTGCACCACCGGCAACCTTTTCGATCTGTGTTGTTTCGATGAATACTGTGTCGTATAGACGACCAATTTCACCTAGCATGAAGTTACCTGGAGCTGCGTACTTTGTTACTTCGATGAACTCTGCGTTGTCACGAAGCTTACGGCTCTGGTGTGGGTGAACGAAAGCAACATATGTCTCACCAAGGCGAGGAATATTCTTTGTTGCCAATGTCTCTACGGCATCCTTAACAACAGCTGTTGTAAGGTTGAATGCGCCAGTCATTGAGGCACGTGTTGTACCTGCAGTTCCTGCGTCATACCATGCGTTTGTTCCTGAGATACCTGAACGGTCGTAACCGTAGATCTTTGAAGACGCTGCCATGAGTGTGTCACGAGCCTGGCCATCAAGATAGAGGGCCATGTTACGTCCTAGAAGACGTGAAGCTGATGCCATAACGTCATCGAATGATGCGTTAAGTAGTAGCTCTGATACTGCAATTGCAAAGCCGTGCTCTGCTACAGTGATTGAGAACTGCTGTGCTGTCAATGCGTTTGTTGACATGCGGACACCTTCAACTAGTGAAGATGCAAATCCGAGGTTGTTATAACGCATGAAGTTAATCTGTAGACCAGGTGCGACGCCTAGTTCTGTCTTCTTAACAGCGAACTGTTCGAAGCGAAGAATAGGCATTGACTGGAAAAGGATTTCCTTTGACCAGATGGTCTGAATTGCTTGTGTAAGCTGGCTGTTAGCGCC